CAGCCCCTCAGCCGTGAGGTGTTTACCTCAGTTGGTCTCAGCGATCACTACCGACTGGTCGGTGATCAGGCCGAGGCCGAAGATGGAGTACCAAGCCAGCGCGTGCTCACGACCGAAGTCGAGAATACCGCCGTCGCGGAGCTCAACTGGGAGCGAGATTGCGTGACCGAACGCGTTATCACCAATGAAGATGGCGGAGTAGCGGTCCGAGTCACCGTTACCCGTAAGGGAAACCGGAGTCGTGTAACCGCCACCGGGCACCACCTGTGGGTTGGTGACAGCGGTGTCAGCGGTATAATTAGTACCAGCACCGCCCGGCACCTTCTGGACCTGCGTGGTCTCGATGAAGACACAGTCGTACAGACGACCGATTTCGCCAAGCATGAAGTTACCCGGAGCAGCGTACTTCGTAACTTCGATGAACTCGGGGTTGTCACGGAGCTTGCGGCTCTGGTGGGGGTGAACAAACGCGACGTAAGTTTCGCCCAACCGCGGAATGTTCTTGGTTGCTAGCGTCTCAACAGCGTCCTTGACGGTCGCAGTGGTCAGCGCATATTTGTTACCAGTCATATTGGCGCGGGAAGTACCTACAGTACCGTAGTCGTACCAGTTGTTAACAGCGTTGGCCGAGGTACGGTCGTAACCGTAGATGACCGAGGTGGCCTTGAGCAGTGTGTCGCGTGACAAGTTGTCAAGGTAGATTGCCATGTTACGACCGAGCAGGCGCGAGGCCGAAGCCATCACGTCGTCGAACGAGGCGTTGAGCAGCAATTCGGACACGGCAATTGCGTAGCCGTGCTCCGCGACCGTGATTGAGAACTGCTGAGCGGTCAATGCAGTTGTGCTCATGCGAACACCTTCCGTCAGCTGTGCAGCGTTGGCGAGGTTGTTGTAACGCATGAAGTTAATCTGCAGACCCGGGGCGACGCCGAGCTCGGTCTTCTTGACCGCGAACTGCTCGAAGCGCAGGATCGGCATCGCTTGGAATAGAATCTCTTTCGACCAGATTGTCTGGATCGACTGAGTAAGCTGGGTGTTGGTGCCGGAATAGGCGGTCGGTGACGCCGCCAGCAACCCGGTACCAGTAATACCACTTGCCACTTTATGACTCCTAAATTTAGGTTTTTACTGGGAGGAATTACCCGAACAGTCCCTGAGAGCGGCCCTGAGCTTTGTCACTCAGCAACTGCTGGCGGTACTTTGCGTATTCGTTCATCGACATGGAGGAAATATCTTCCGCCGTAAACTGACGTGAGCCCGTATTGATGTCCAGAGGTCCGGCTGGGGGCGTGGTAACCCGCGTCCCCGTCATATCACGACGTGCAGCCTGCGTAGCCTGCTGCACATTATCTAGAATACGGGACGAACGCTCTTGCAATCCCGCTATACTCGCATCGATTTCTTCGGAGCTATTTCCTTGAATCAAGTCAAGCAGTTCTGGGATGATATTTTCCCGGACCTGTTCAATGCGAGTTTGCCGATAGCTTTGAACTTCGGCAAAAGTCTTTTCCCGCTCAAGGAGAGCAAAAGCACGCTCGCGCTCTCGGCGCTCACGTTCAAGCTGCTCGTTCCATTCGCGCTCCTTGGTCTCAAGAAGCTCGCGGACGCCCATCTCCTCTTCGGCCTTCTTTTTATCAGCCTCAAGTCGAGATTTCTCCGCTGCGTTCGCTTCATTCTGAAGGCGAAGACGCTCTTCATCCTTTTCGCGCTTGATTGCATCAAGCTCTTCCTTCAGCTTGTCAATCTGAGGGTAAAGCTTGTCCTTCTCCTGACTCCGCACCCGAGCCAAGTCTTCTTCGGTGTAAAACCGAGAAGTGCTGTCTGTGGCGGATGAGTATTCAATATTACTCACCTTTGCAGTATCAGCCGCTGGGTTGAAGGTATTTGTAGTGTTATTGACTACGGTAGGAGTAGCGCCCGCCTCTTGGGCAAACGCGTTTGCACTCGGTTCTGGCATGATTTATCCTTAGCATTTTCTGGGTCGTTTTCCGATAATCAATGCCACGTATGACCGCCCGTTAGGTTGTGTATTTATTCTACTACAACAAGTGATTAGTTTTTGTCATAGTCACTGGGCACTCGCCTCTGCGGAGCTTGCGTTCCGTAAGCTTCGGTGACCAATTTTGTTCTGATTGCCATTTCACCCATTTCCGCTTCCATAGCTGCGGGATCGAGGATTGGCTGAGCTAAGCCCGGAGCCTCTGGGCCCGGTTGACCCGGACCGGTAGGTGCGCCCATTGGTCCGGCTTGTTCTGGGGTGAGCGGGGTTGGTTGTCCGCCGATACCCCCAGAGAGCATACCTGTAAGTTGAGCAATTTCATTTTCTACTTGAGTCTGGATGAGCTTAAGGGCGCCGTCGGCCTGAGCATCATCAATCAATTCACGGCGAATCTCTTCAAGTTTTGCGTCAGGGAAGTTTTCACCCAACGTCCGCATAGCTCCCGCTTTAGATTCCAAACCAAGGGACATCTTGGTTTGAATTTCGTTAAGGATAATCAATTTATCCAAAGGCAATGGCGGCGGAAAGTGTGTGTAAGTTTGATATGTTAACGGGTCATTCGGATCCAATTGAGGAATCTGACCGGGCTTTAACGGCACATCAACTGCAGGGTTCCAGAGAAAAGTTTCAGGCTCTTTGATCGCTAGGGTCAAAAGCACAAGTTCATTGATGCGTTCGATGCCACGAGCGTATTGAATAATCTTTTGTTTGTATTTATTCATCAATGGTTGGAACTGAATGGACAGCGCAACGCCTGAAGTGTTGGAAATAGGTTGAGCCTGCCCAAGAGCAGTCTCTGGAATACCAGTGAGCTCGTGCATGGTTTTCTTCATAATCTGAAGGAAATCCATAGCGCCCTTAAGGCCCGAGGCACCGCCTTCAAGGTTCATCACACGGGCATCTTTGGGAAGACCACCCCAGACCTTGTTAGCGCCCTTCTCCAGCTGATTGACTTTGGCGCCGGTGATAACTGTTACTGGCGCGGCGTGATAGTTGACGATATCCGCGATGTCTGTGCAAGTTTCGTTATATGTACGATTAATAGGAATGATGTCGTAACAATCCGCCAGACCCCAAGGACTACCAGAAACACGAACATTGGGAATATGCACAACAGGGACAACACCAAGTGGATTAGGTCGTGAATCAATGAGTTCGTCGTTGATGTATTCCTCGATGACATCATCAGTCAAAATTTCCGTGTAAGTGAATACCTGACGGGTTCCTTCAAGTGACGTGCCCCAAAAACGATATTTTAACTTAAATCGAATAAGTCTTTCACGGTCGTGCGGGTGGAACTCCGGAAAACAGAAAGACGCGTTTAGCGGAAGGATACGAACTTTCCCTGCGTGTTGACGACCAGCGGAATCAACAAACGGTTCTTCGTAAGCAACTTTGACAAAGCAGTCGCCAGAAACGCCGCCCTGCTGGCCCATTTCCCACAAAACAGTGGGCTTGTTATTGTCCACTTCCCACACGCGCTGGAGCAGGTCGGGGACGATAGCTTCCGTCTGCTTGGGGCTGCGGAAGTCAACGCCGTTACCGAAAGTAAAGTTGATGAGGTAGTCCGTCATGGCGCGGTAGTAATTCATAATCATCTGGGTCTCACCGGTCTGACGGCGGTAAGAAGTGTGGTGACCCAGATACATCGCCCAGTTAAGGGAGTAACGGTTTAGACGAGGACCGTGAACCTCAAACTCTTCATCCGCAAGTTCAACAAGACCCAGCGGGGAAATAGAAATAGTGAGGTCTGACGACGCGGCCCTATAACTAGGGGGCGAAAAGTCAATACTCACTTGTCCACCTTCTCTTTGACGATAACTATGCTACCAGTAAATTAACCGCGGAACTGACGGCCTGCCAGAGTGCTTCGACCCACCGGCTTCTTTATCTGCTTTTTTTGCGCCTCTTTGCGCTTATCTTGCGCTTCGTCGGCGTAGTCCCGCATGCGCGGATCAATTTGCGATTCTTGCTCAACAAATTGGCCGCCAACTTTTACATATTGTGTGTGAACCCACGAACTAGCAACGGGGGAGGGATATACGCGAAAACGCGCCTTCGCCTGTGCAACATACATATTCCACAGTTTAGGGTTGGCAGGAATCTGTTTAGGTCCCTTTTGCACTTCATGACCGCGAATGTATGGCATTTATAATCCTAACTGCTCGCCTTGGACGGGGGCCAATTTACCGGGCGCCCCGCCCAAAGCA